AAAAAAATATTAGATACAAAAAGCTCCTATTTATGTAGGTGCTTTTTTATTGTGCTCAAAAAGAAAGAAGGTGAAAAAATGACTATTGAAGAAATTGAAATTATAGTAACTGCAAAAGTAGAAGAAGCCTTGCAAAAATTTAAAGAAATAGCACCAACAATTCAAAAATCAGTTAAACAAGCACAAAAAGCCTTCTCTAAAGTAGATACTAAAGTAATGACGAATAAATTACATCAAGCAGTAAACTTTATGAAGAAAAAAATGCAAGACTTAAAAAAGAGTTCTAGAAATAATGAACTATCAATAAAAGTAAATAATCAAGACGCAAAAAAACAAATAACACAAATAGAAAAAGAAATAGATAGTCTACAAAAGAAAATAACTGGGCGACAAATGAAATTAAACGTAATAAATCCTCAGATTGATAAAATTGTGGATGATACAAGAAATAGTGTAGTACCAGATGGAATATCAAAAAGTGACAAATCAATGGATAAAGTAATAAATAATTCATTATCATCAAATAAAGGTTTTACGTCATTAAATAGTCAAGCACAAAAGTTGTATACAGAAATAGAAATGTATAATAAACAACTTAGCGAAGCGAAAAACAAAATGGCACAATTAGAACAAGAAATAAATCAGACAGCAACTACTCAAAATAAATTGGGTAGTTTTTTTAGTGTGTTTAAACAGAAGACGGAACAAGTAAAAAATAATATGTCAAATATGAAGAATAGTTTTAAAAGCTTACCAAAGGTTACTCAAAATATTTATAATAACATAAAAGGAATGGGAGCAGGATTAAAGAGTGGCCTAGGAAATGTTTTAAAATATGCCACAGCTTTATTTAGTCTAAGAAGTATCTATTCAGCATTGAGTGGTAGTGCAAATTCTTGGCTGTCTAGCCAAAATTCACAGGCTAAACAGTTAAGTGCAAATATAGAGTATATGAAATATGCTATGGGCAGTGTATTTGCACCAGTAATAGAATATGTAACTAATCTGGTTTATAGCTTGATGAAGGCAGTTCAAAGTCTAGTGTATGCTTTTAGCGGGGTAAATATATTTGCAAAAGCCACAGCATCATCTATGAAAAGTGCATCAGGTAGTGCAAAACAAACAAGTAAATCATTGAGTAGTGTACATAGTGAAATAAACAATGTTTCAGATAACAAAAATGGTAATACTAGTGGAACACCTAATATAGATTTATCAAAAGTAGATAAAACACCAAACAAAATAATAGATGCTATTAAGAATGGTAATTGGAATGAAATTGGAAAGATGTTAGGCGAAAAATTAAACAATGCTATGTCTAAAATTCCTTGGGATAAAATACAGAGTACAGCTAAAAATATAGCTTCTGGGATAGCACAAACATTAAATGGTTTTATAGGAACAGCAGACTGGAATCAAGTTGGTAATACGTTTGCACAAGGATTAAATACAGCTATATATTTTGCTTATACTTTTGTAACAACATTTGACTGGAAACAATTTGGGCAAAGCATAGTAGATGGAATAAATGGATTTTTAGATAATTTTGATTGGCAAACCTGTGGCAAAACAATAGGAGATTTCACAAAAGGTTTGTTAGATGTAATAGTTGTTTTTATTGAACAATACGATTTTCAAAAATTTCCAAACAAAATTGCGGAGTGTTTAGGCAACATTGATTGGTCTGGAGTTGCTAAAAGGATTTTTGAAATATTAGGAGCAGCAATAATAAAAGTATCTGTTATAGGAGCAATAATAAATGTAGGTACAGTTATTTCAAATATATGTAACTCAGCTGTGGAATATTTTAGAGGCAAAATAGAAGAGTGTGGTGGAAATGTAATACTAGGAATATTAAAAGGAATAGGAGATGCTATTGCTGGAATAGGACAATGGATATATGACAACGTATTCAAGCCATTTATAGATGGATTCAAAAATGCATTTGGAATACATTCACCATCAACTGTGATGGAAGAACAAGGACGCTTTATTATAGAAGGTTTAAAAAATGGATTATTAGGAATATGGGACAAAGTAAAACAGCCATTTATTGATTTAAAAAATAATATAACTAATAGGTTCACGGAAATAAAAAATAGTGTGTCAAATTGGGCAAACAATACTAAAGAAACCGTAAAAAACTGGGGAAACAATGTAAAAACAAAAGTTAGTGAATGCTGGATAAATGCTTCAAATACAGTAAGAGAAAAAGTAACTACTTTAAGAAATAATATTTCAACAGGACTTAATAATGCTAAAACAACGGTAGTAAATTGGGGAAGCAATGTAAAAAATACATTTACCAACTTAGGAAGAAATGCATCTACATGGGGAAAAGATTTGGCTACAAATATGGCAACAGGAATAAAAAACAATATTCATAAAGTAACAAATGCAGTTACATCAGTTGCAAACAAAATAAAAAGTTTTTTACACTTCACAGAACCAGACGAAGGACCTTTGAGTAATTTCCATACATATATGCCAGACATGATCGATTTAATGGTTAGTGGAATAAAGTCAAATACTAATAAGATAAAGAATGAAATGGAGAATTTAGCAGGAACAATGTTATACACGATAAACACAGAAGCGGTAACTGGTATTCCTTCAACAAGCCCAACAATAAAACCGATAAATGTTGAGGCTAATAATATGTTGGATGCTTTAAGTAATGTTATGGCTTATAAAGAAAATGAAAATGATAAACCAATTTATTTAACAGTAAATGTAGGAAATGCAAAACTAGGACAAATATTATTGGACAATTTAAGAGACATGAAAAGACAATCAGGGAAAGATATAGAAGCATTAGTAGGAGGATAAAATTATGTTATGGAGAGAACATGGAAAAACAGAAAATTTACCGACACCAAGTACATATTCAGTAGACATAGAAGACACAGATAAAGACAGTTATTCTAGTGTTGTTGATGGTTCGTTAATAGATAATCCAATAGCTGTAGGAATGTTAAAACTTTCTATGTCATGGGATTTTAATACAGAAGAAGAAGCAGAAGAATTATGTCAAAAAACATTTAAGAATCCATTTGTATTGGATATAAAAATTCCAGTTGTAAAAGGTGGATTTTTAGAAGGCGCACAGTTTAGAGTTTCAAAGAGACATATTGACATGATAAAAACAGAAAAAGGGACAGCAACAGAAAAAACAAAATGGAAAACATCATTTAATTTAATGCAAAAAGAATTAACACAAGCGCAAAAAACAGCAGTAGAGGGGGCAAATAGTTAATGTATGATACAAGTGATAACTATAAGTCTAAAATATACAATGTAACTCATTTATTAAAAGTATATATAAATGATGAAGAAATAAATCCTAAATATGTATTAGACTGTAAGCCTTCGAAAAAAGCTTTTTCGAGTGATAAATTTGTTCTTGGTTGTGTGGAAGCACAAAGCATAGAATTAAAATTATATAAATCAGTAATACCTGCAACTATAAACAAAGTAGAAATCAAGAGTGGAATAACAGGCGAAATAATACCTGTTGGAATGTTTAATTTAGATGAAATAAGTAAAGATGATGATTATACAGTAACATTAAAGCTACGCGACAATATGATTAAATTTGAGTTTAATTATAACGGCAAAACATTGATAGACAATAATAATGGAAAAGCAAAAATAATACAAGTACTACAAGACTTATGTACAAAAGCAGGAGTAGAACTTCGGTTCTACTTCTTTTTTGAACATGAATAAAGAGATAGCAGTGTATGACAATACAGTATCAGCAAGAACTTATTTAAGTTACATAGCAGAACAAGCTGGTGGAATAGCAGTAATAGGTAGAGATGGAAAACTATATATAAAAACAATTGGAGAAAGTTCAGTTACACTTCCATTAAAGTTATTTAAGACTTTTAAATGGGGAGAAAAATTCAAAATAACACGTGTAAGGTATGATGATGGAATACAACTATTTGAAAAAGGAGACACAACAGGCAATACAGTTTATATTAGTCAAGACAATATGTACATAGTTGATCAAGAGCAAATCGATAATATTTACAATGCCTTAAAAGACTTAGAATTTTATAGTTTTGAAGGCGAAAGCATAATAGATCCAGCGTTAGATACAGGAGATGTCATCGTTATAGATGGCAAAAATGTAATATATCAAGGTTCAATGCAATTTTCAGGGCGTTGGATTGCAAGTATTGAAAGCAAAATACAATGTAAATCAAAAGAAGAAACAACCACTAGAACACCATCACAGAAAATCATAAACAGAAGAGTTCAGTCAAGCATAAATCAAATAGATGGAAAAATAATTCAACTAGCAGAGCAAACTACTGAACACGAAACAAAACTAACTCAACAAGAGCAAGATATCAATGTAATAAAGCAAACTGTATCTAATACAGCAGAATATAAGAGAGAAACTGATGGAGTAAGTGAGATACATATTAAAGATGCAGGACAAGCTGATATATTAAGACTAGAGGTGCAAGGAAATAAGACTTATGAAGCAAACTTATTTCCTCGTAGTAATTTATATCCAAGAATAGGATTACAAGTTAACCAGAAAGGATAGTATTATGAAATATAAAATAGTAGTAGATAAACAAAGTAGAACTAATCCGTCTGCAGATAAAAAAGAGTACATAATAGACATTGAAGAGCTACGATTTAAAGGCAATATTTATGATAGTTTAGTTATAACGAAAGATGAAGATTATGTTCTACGTAGATTAAAACTAACAGAGTTTTATGTTTTAGAGGAATTAGAAGAACCTATAAAAGAACCTTTAGACAATATAAATATTGAGTTATTTGAAGGCGACAATTATATCTACTTAATCGATATGGTAGGAAACAAATTTTATGCAGAATACATTGTAAAAAATGATTTCACTGATATGTATATAACTGAATCAGAGTTTAAAACAGGAATAGAACAAACCGCCAGAAAAATTGAAATAATGGCAAGCGCTAAATTAGATAAAAATGAATTTGCAACATATTTGGAAATAAATTCAGAAGCAGTTAAAGTTGCTTGGAACAAAATTGCTGAATTTATACAAATGATGATTATAAATCAAAATGCAAGTTTAGCAATATTAGATGACAATAAAAAAGTATTGATGTCTTTAGATAAAACAGGACAGCACTTTTACGATAGTGAAACAGTATTTGCTAATATGGGTGTCCAAAAATTTGATGGAAATAAGTTTATAGCTTTTGCGGTTCCTGGAGACTATAATCAAAGTATTAAAGATGGAATGGCTTGGGGAATGATAACACAAAGTGATCAAAAGTTTTGGCCAATACTTTTTATTAAAGATTTTAAAATGGCTAGCAAAAATGCTGGAGACTTCAGTGGTCAATTAGTATTAACTGCATGTGATTTAGTTCTTTCTGGAGACACAAGTGGTATAATTTCTGGAAATGTTAAAATTGTTGGGGGAGTAAGTGGAGAGATAATTTTTATAGATAAAGAAACTGAAGATGTTCTATTGCAAATCATTCCAGAAAATTCATATGATAGCAATAC